TCAAACGGGCAACCTCTTCTGTCTTCCATGCCTCGTCTTTACTGTCTCCCCACATTTCTTCTACCTGAGCTTCAATACTCATAATACTGGCTCCCGGCCGGGCCTTGCTGAGTGTTTCCACTTGGCTTTCAAATGATGGGTTGGCATATTCGCCAAAGGGAATATCCACCGTAACTTCTTCTACAGCTTTATTCATCAGGATATTATAGGCATTGACAGCGGCATTCACCAGTTCCGGAAGCGTCTCCTGTAAAGCTTCCACGATATCATTCCGGGTATAGAGTGTGGCTTTCTCTTTTTCACGCTGTGCTTCAGCATTATCCAGCTTCTTGACATCGATACCAAGAGTAGATGGGCTTATGATCCCCTGAAGACACAGATCCAGCGCAGTCACATAGGATGCCAGGTAGCTGTCATGCGGAATCGCCGGCTGTTCCACGTCAATTTTATTCAATGCACCTTCTCCCATATCCTGATCGGTCTGAATATACCGGTTGTCAAAATGATTTGGCTTTAATACCTCTCCGGTATTTGGGTTGCGCGGTAGAAAACATTCCGGTATATACTCTTTAGCCCTGCCGGCCCGCAGAGCATCCATCCACTGGCTCCAGGTTTCGTCAAATGCATCAAAGCTATCCAGCTTTCCATCAAATATACTTCCGCCGCGGCCTTCATATTTGGCTGAATCATAAACCTTGAGCGGCACGGCCAGGATGACAGAAGAATCGAATTTTAAATCAGTGATGCTACTGGTTGCCCGGATAGTTTTTATATCCACCTGGCTGTCTCCCTGGTATAGTTCATTTTGGATATACCCATATCCGTAATGTTCGTAAAGGATATATCGCTGTCCATGATCCGTATACAGTGTCTTAAACACCACCTCCTGTAATTCGTCTTCATCGTACACAAATTCTATCCGGTCACCAGGATACCACCGAAGGATCGGATATGGACTTTTCTTTGTGTTGATTGTTATTTTCCATGCGCCATCCCCAATAAACAGGATTTCTTTCAGGGATTTCTTCATTTTCTTTCGAAACTTTGACCGTTTCTCAATCTCTTTCCAAAGCTGTTCCTGTGGCTGTTTATCGAATTCAAAATCGTTCATATCTGCCATCACGATACCAGACAGAACCTGTACAATCAACCCCGGAAGACCGGTATGAATCTTGCGCATCTCCATGCCAGGTGAACATTTACTAGCCCAAAACTTATATTTGTCTGCATATTCCGGGTTCTGCTGGTACATTTGTTCCAACTCGTTCCCATCTCCCCGGTACCAGATGCGGTTACGAATGGCAGACAGTTCAAAATCCATCACTTCGTTGATTTGTATTGCATAAGGATTGCTGGGCGTTATCTGCAGCCAGCTCCGCAGCCCCTTTTTGATGTTATTACTCAATTTTTGTGTCCACCTCATTTCTCTTCCTCCTCGAAACCAATCATCTGTTTATACGGAATCCACCCATACTGATTTGCGTTGATGGTATGATCGTTGCGATCCTCCGGCTTGTCCTTTTCCTCGTCCCAGCTGTAGCGGTCAAGCTCTCCCAGATGCTCCCTGCAGGTATCGACAACCAGATAGCACCCCTGCTGGATCCAACCTAGCTGCAGTTTAATACGGTCGATAATCTCCACTTTTTTGTATGACTCTATAAAATTGTACATGCATCCGTGCAGGCGCTTGTACTTACGTAGCTCCGTAATCGTCGCTGCATCTGCGCAGTCAACAAATGTATCTTTCGCAAATCCCCAATCTTTGCGGCACTGCTCCAGGAAGGACACGAATTTAACCGCCGTATCGGAAGGTGCCAGCGGTTGATCCAGATCAGCATTGCTGTATGTCTTCTCCGCCAACGTGATCAGCTTACGATCTTCCGTGATGCCTTGGAATATCATGGCAATCGTATCCGGAGACTTGCTGGAATATGATGTATCCAGGCCGACCGTAAATTTCTTGAATTGTATCTTCCCCGCTTTAACCTGCTGTTTCACCCATGCAACGGTTACTACATGTTTTGCCCGGTCAAAGTTCGGGAAGATCAGGCCCGTTGCTTTTCCACGCAGGCCCTTTATCTTATTTTTCCAGATCTTTGTGCCAGGTGGCGTGTTCTGGATGATCCGCTCCAGCTTTTCTTTTGGAAGTCCCAGGTTGTGGGCAAAAGAAAAGAACCAATGAACCCAGCCGGGTTTTGGTTCCTCTTTCAATTCATCTCTAATTTCCTGCGGCGTCTCGTCCTCCCATTCGGGAAGCGGACGGGAACAGTTGATATACTCCTTGTACACATCCAGATTCGGATCATCCGGGTTAAGGGTAGCCATCAAGTAATCGCTACGCATGGCCGACTCACGAACAAATTCAATATCCGCCGTGTTAATCTCGTCAATATACAGACAGCCGTACTGGCCACCCAGGGCATCTTTCCACTTGCGCTTGTTTCCATACCCGACGAGAAATATAATCTTGTCGCCTCCGGACGTATGGAAAAGGATGAGTGGCATCTTGTACTCTCCGGATCCATTGCCCTTGTACTCCACCAACACGCCGAAGTCATCCAGAATGCCCAGATCCTTTTGTATAATATTCTTCTCGGCGGCGCCGGTATCATCGGCAGCAAGAATGTGCAGCTTTTTTGGACTCTCCGCCACCTTAAGCATGAACTTAAACAGTCCTACGGTTGTCTTTCCCGCGGCTGTAGTCCCTTCCAGAAATTCTACTGGTGCATCACAGCGGAGGAATGCCTTGTACTTTTCGGACAACAGCAATCTCTCATCACTCACTATCCATCGCCCCTCATCTGCTGGAGCAAGTCATCCAACTTTGTCTTCTCGGAATCCAGTACGCCTGACAGCTCAACTTTGTCTTTAAACATTCCCATATGCTTGCCCAGGAGCTCCAACGCCTTGAGCTTATCCGCCATCTTTATTTCACGCTCCAGGCCATCATCGCCGAATGTTTTTACCTTAACCGATTGGATAGCCGCGGTATCTTCTGAAAGGGCGTCTTCCTTGACTGTTGCTGTCTTTGGGTCAATTACATCAACCGCGTTGACAAACGCCACCTTCGCCAGCTCCATCACAACCCGGTCAGCATTGACTCCTGTACGCTTAGACCGTTCGGCCATTTCCCTGTCTATGCACGCGCGAATGTTAGGTTTTGTTAAGTTCTCACACCCAATCTCTTTTGCTGTATCTGGGCTGTACCCCGCCCTTATGGCTGCCTGAGTGGCATTCAAGTCTATCAGGTATTCTTCTGCGAATCTCTTCTGTTTTTTTGTCATTCAGGCTCACCTCCTTCACATAGAAAAAGAGACACCCTGCTCATAACCAGCCCGGTGTCCTTATCCATAATTACTGTATTGTTCTAGCCTCATAAAATACTAAGTACTCATCATGCTTAGGTTTTTTACTATTATCACAAGAATAAGCAAAACTCCATTCAAGCAATGCACTTTTTCCCTCTAATAAATCATCCCTAAATATTTTTTTAATTTCCGGAATATATTTTTTCAGCTCACCTATTTCCTGTTCAGTTAAAAACTCTGTGTTACCTATTCTTTCTTCATGACTATTAATTAATATTGTTACTTCACAATTTGAATGTGTAACTAAATTCCACAAATCATCCTTTACAGCTTCTATCACAATACGCTCTCTGCTTACACATAATGTGCCACTTTTTTTTGCAATAAAAAATGGGTAGTATATCACCATTCCTTTATCATTTATTTGCATCAATAAATTATCAGCGAATGCCTTTGCCTTATCAGCCTTCGCACCAATCAATCGAGGCAGGTTCATGTCGTCCCCCCGATATACCGCACTCCTTATAGTCCATAGGTATTTACCATCAAATTGTTCTCCTCCCGTATACTGTTTCCAGGGAATAGATGGTAATTTCATATTGTTTAACTCTAAAAAACCCATTAATTTATTCATACTTCACCTAATATTGAAATTTTCTGCCTGAATACTTTTCATATATAGTAATTGCATATGATTCCATCATGCCTGCTATGTAGTCACATATTAGCCTTTGCTGAAACAAGTCTTTGTTATTATCTGATAAATCACTATACTGCTCCATCAACTCTTCTGCCCTATACTCAGGCGGCAAATACATCGTATATTCAGTATAAAATTCTTTTAAAAATTCCAAAACTCTATTTCCATTTTGTTCATAAGCATAAACATCATCATTATGATTAATACATTGAAATACCAATTTTTTAAGTCCGTGAACAAGCTCACCATATGTTATGAATCCAAGTTCTTCAGTATGCATACTTCCTGTTAATAACTTTTGTTCTTCAGTAATTGGTACTAACGAAACATCTTTTAAAAATAAATTAATAAGCATAGATGTTAATTCTTGTCTGAATAATTTTGAATACTGCGTAGAATCTATCTTATTATGTCCATACCCCGATTTTTCTTTAGCATCATCCACCAACTCTACTAACTTTAAATCATGTGCAGCATATGCAATCTCATCTGCGACATCAACTATCTGAACATCAAGAGTCCTAATTTTTAAGTCAGTTTCAGATATAAACTTTGATAATAAATCATAATCATCATCATATATAAATTTTTGCGATTTTTTATCTTTTTTATATTTTTCGATATCAAATTTATTAAAATACTTCACTACACTAAACATCCCACGATAAGTTAAATTAAGCCCCCTAAAATCCGGGCGCTTCTTCTCAACATTTGTTAAGATTCTAAGAGTTTGTGCATTTCCTTCGAACCCACCACATTCTAAAAACAATTCATTTAATTTCCTCTCACCCGAATGTCCAAATGGAGGATTTCCTATATCATGTGCCAAAGCTCCTGCTTCAACTAAATAGCTTTCTCCTTCGGCATATTGTATTGCACTTGCTATAGATCTTGCAATTTGTGCCACCTCCAAACTATGCGTAAGACGATTTCTAAAAAATTGATCATTTTTTATACCAAGTAATTGCATCTTTCCCTGTAATCTTCTAAAAGAGGAAGAATACATAATTCTAGCATAATCTCTTTGAAATGGTCCATCAGGTCTATATCGAGATTCTTCTTCATGGATATAGGATTCCATACTGTCGGTTTTAATTGGATTTAAATAAACCCTTTTTATTTTGTCAGAATCAATTTCCAATGGACTTTTTGAAATACTAATATTACTCATATATGATCTCCTCCGCACATACACCCCAATACCAAAGCATCACCACAATTATATTAATAATATACCATATTCTGACAATTATCAACAAATTGTAGACACGTTTTCAATTATATGCGTTATAATTTCATCCATAAAAAAACGCCCCGCACTTTCATGCAGGACGTTTTTCAATAGGTGTATGAAGGAGGATCATGCTTCCGAAAAAATCTTTATTTCCGGCGCCAAAGGAATGCTAATCCCTATATCGGCCTACTCCATTCTGGAACCCTGACGCCCGTACAGTACTGCCTTATTAATGCCCCAAGGGCTCAATCTGCTATTCTGCCGGTAAACGGCTGTGTCTTGAGAAAACACCACCGAACAATTGATCCAATCGTTCTAGAATAATTATAGCATACTATTTTGTTGCGTTTGTTGCGTTTTTTATGAAATCGCTTATTTTTCTTGAAATCCTGCTCTTATCCAAATGAA